CCGCCCGTATCGCACACCGTCCAGCCGCCGGTGGTTTTGTCGTAGATCCCCAAGACGGTCGGTTCATTCCCGGCGCTGATCGCCCACGCGAACCACACTTGGCCTTTGCCGGGATAGTCGAGCACCCAGCCGACGCGAATCGTTGCCGCGAGGTTCACGAGATCCCATTGGTCCCGCACGCCATCGCCGATCGCCGTCGGCGTGGTGGGGCCCGTGACCATCGGCCCGATTTGGGAATCGAGAAAGTAAATGCACGGCCGGTTCTGCGCGTCTTCCCCGACGTCGATCGCTTCCTGATCGATCGCGCCGCGCGTGAGGGATTGCTCGAGCACGTTGAACACCGGATCAGACGCGCCGGTCGGCTGGAAGTTGTGAATCTGCGAATACTTGAACACATACACGGAGCCATAGATCGGTCCCGCAAACCCAGTGATATCCCCGCCCGTGCCTTCTTGAATGTCAAACGAGTTGCGCAGCCCTTCCGTGTTCGGGATGCGTTCGTCGTCCGCAATGTCGGTCGTGCCCAAGGCGGTCGTATACCAGACGCGCGATTGCTTCGCCCCGCTTTCCCACCCGCCCGCGCCGAAGACGCGATTGAACGCCGCGATCACATATTTCCAGGACGTGGCGACGGCATACGCCCCCGCGACGGCGGAGATCGTGCCTTGCGCATATGTCGCCACGAGGGCGGTATCGAGATACGTCGTCGTGCCGACCACGATTTCGGATAACTCGAAAAACGTCACGTTATCCGGCGAGCCTTCGAGCACCCAATGCGTTTCGAGTTCGCCGCTGGCCGCCGCTTTGGTCACGGTCGCATTCAGCTTGTTCCCCGCTGGCGTAAACGCAACGGAGGTGGACGGTTCGGATTGGGCGAGAATCAGCGTGCCGTTCTTGATCCGGTTGCGGACGCGGTAGTAGCGGATCGTCGCGGGATACGTGCCGCCCCCGGCAGAGTCCGCCACGGTCGGCGGTGACGGCGTGCCCAAGCCGAAGCGCCGCACTTGCGGACTGCTCAGGGTCGGATCGTAGACGTGCATCCGATCGACGGCCGAGTCATACGCCAGATACAATTTGCCACTAAAGCTCGCGCCTCGCACGCGATAGCCGCCCCCGGTGGACACCGCATCGAGCATCGTCACGGCGCTGAACGTCGTCGCGGCCGCCATGCGGCCGACGATCGGCGGGGTCGCATCATCCACGCCCCACAATTCCGCGAGCGCTTGATTGTTACTCGGCAGATGACTGATCAGGCTGGAGATGACGCCGGTGAACACGGAGCCGATCGAGGGCGCCGTGGCGCCGCCGCGTTTGCGAAACAGATGGGTGCGGAAGAAATCCCCGTTCCGCGCTTGCACCACTTCACTGTCTTTAAGCGAGATCGGCGCCTCGGCCGCATGGCGGCCGCCTAAGAAGCTGGCGAGGGGGAGCCACTTATACGCGGACACACGGCTTCAATTCGCGCTGCACACGATCACGCGCGTAAAGGCGCTGCGATTGTCAAAGCTGGCGCCCGTGAAGACGGGCGTATTGATCGTGCCCGTCGCCGTGACGGCATGGAGATGCGTGCCGAGGATCGTGCCGGTGAAGGTGACGGCACCAATCGTGCCCGTCGGCGTGCCCGCGCTGACCGCTTGCGTCAGGGCGACGGCCGCACTGGTGGTATTCGCGGTGTGCGTGACGGTGGACGTGGCGGCCCGTGATGTGCCGGTGCCGAAGGTCGCTGCTGCAATCTGTCGAAAGATCAGCGTAGACGCGATTTGAAACGGCAGTTCATGCGCGTGCGTCGCCAGCGCATTGCCCGTAAACGTCGGCGTATTGATCGTGCCGGCCGGGGTGCCCGCACTCACGGCGGACGTGTTCGCACTGGTGCCGGTGAAGACGAGCGCGGAGTTGGTGCCCGTTGGCGTGATCGCGTCCAGACCGCCCGTGGTCCCGACGTTCAGATTGGCGGCGAGCGTGCCGACGAGCGTCTTGCCGTTCAACGCGGCATTTTCAGTGAAGCCGACGGGACACGTCCCGCTCGTGATGAAGACATTCGCCCCGGAGGGCACACCCGATCCCCCGCCGCCCACTTGCACCCAGGTATTCACGATCGGACAGATATAGAACGTCTGCGTGGGAATGACGGTGAAGATCGCCCCAACCAGACACGTCGCTGGTAATGCTGTGCCGCTGTTGATGACGACGGCGGGCACCGCCGTCCAGGTATTCGGCGCCGTGCAGACATAGAAGCCGACGGGCGTCCCGGTCTGATAGCCGATGTTCCCGAGCACGCACGTCAGCGTATTCAGATCGCCCGCCACGAACGGCGTGCCCAGTTGCGCGGAGGCCGCCCGAGGCAGAAACAGCAGAGCAAAGGCGAGAATCGCGAGGCGGAGTTTCATGGGACGGTCCCGGTGACGGTCGCTGGCTTGACGATGAGGTGCCAGCGCAACGAGTCCTGAGAGATGGCAAGATATTTCGCTATAGATGCCAAGCTGATGCGTTCGCCGGTCAACGTGCGACGGTTTGTCCAGTGGCCCACAAATCGTTGGTCCCGCGCGGCTTGTTTGGCGTGAAATCTCCGATTCATGCTGACGCGTTGACACACGCGGCACGCGCCATACCTATCGTCGCTGGACCCATTGCTATGAACGCCACGGTTATACGAAAACTCGTCGCGTGGCTTCACAGCCTTACACTGACAGCACACCTTGTCCCTCCAAGCGTTGCCGCCAGCGCGAAGGATACGGAGCCGCCGATGAAGTCCGAGGTGATAGGCCTGATCTTGGCAAATCACGAGCGGGCTATCGGCGTGCGGTATCCCGTCCACATGATGCACGATAGCCGCTGCTGGCAACGGTTTCCCGAGCGCCAGCATGGCGCGCACACGATGCTCTAAAAGAATCTTGCCGCCAAAACTCCGCGCCGAATAGTGGCCGGTGCGTTGCTGATGAGCGTGGTTATGCCCGACGATGAAGCGAATCGGTCGCCCCTTCACCCAGCCAGTCTTTGTGTTGCTTTGCGGCGCAAGTCTGGTCGGTTGCCCGCAGCCACATTCGCAGAGCTTATCCATGTGGGACATTCTACGGCACTGACCCCGTGACGGTGGCTGAGATACACCCATCAGCGATAATTCTGTCGAAAATTCTTTGACTCAAACTGCGGCTGGTCAGATTCGCTTTGTTGAGCGCGATCATCATCGTGGTCGCGGTCGCCCCGTGATATTCGCACGTCAGGATGTCCGTCGGCACGGTAAGGCTGGTGAGCCGCACCACAATAGCCGCCGCATCCCAATCGAGCGTCAGCGTGGAGAGCCGATAGACCGAGGTCGTCGCCACACGCGGCGTGGTCAACGTCGCCCGTTCCTGCGCGAAGACGTTTGCACTTAACAGCACCGCGAGCAGTAGTATGTGTTTCATCGTTGCCGTGCCTCTCAGTATGAGGGATTCCACTTACTGCCGTCCCAGACGAAGACCATCACTTTACTGATCAACGCCAAGCCGCCCCCGACAGGCACGGTCACATTGCCCGTGGCATCGTAGGTATAGGCCGCCGTGGGAATCGCCATGAAACTGCACGTCGGGGTGCAAGTCGCGGGCACGGTGATCGTTTTGATCAACCCCGCGCCGATCGTGTGGATGCTACTCGTCGGCGCAATGGTGTTCGTGGAAAACGTGAGGGCCGAGAGCGTGGACGAATTATAAATCGACGCCCGGACGGCGGCATCCGCATTGTGTGCCCGGACGCGCACCGCGAGGATATTATCCGTCGCGATATCGAGCCCGACACCCGTCGTGCCCGCCCCATTGGTGACGACGAGGAGCCCCGTTGTCGTCGGATTATTGAAGACGATCATGGGCGTCAGCGCATTCGCCAACTGCAGCGTGGCGCTGTTGACAATGACGGACCCATTCGCTTCGAGGAGATACGCCCCACCATCCGGCGCCAGAAAGCGGTTATGCGTGGCCCCGGTCGTGCCGTATTCCGTGACCTTCAGCACGCCGCCAGAGGTCAGCGTCATGGGATACGTCGCCGCGGCCCCATTCAACGAACTGCCAAATTTCAATAACCCGCTGGGCGTCGCGCCCGTGACCGGCACACTCTCAAGAAAGAAATCATTCGTATTCGTGATCGCCGTGACGGTGGAGTTCCACACTTGCGATCGGAACCGCAAGCGCCCTGATTGCTGCACGGGCACGCCGGCGGTGGCCGCCGTCGCATTGCTGAGAATCAACGCATCGGTGGAGGTCGTAATGATGCCGTCATTGGAGAGCGTGAACGGGGCCGTAAAGCTGCTGCCTGCCACCAGCGTCACCGCGAGCGCCCCCGGTGAATACGCCCGGAGTTGCATGTTCCCGAGACTCGTCAACGGCCCTTGCGCCCCGGCCGCGACGCCATACACGAACAAGGCCCCGTTGCTGTCGCTCCGCAGTTGGAGATTCAGCGCATTGGTGAGCGGACCTTGGCCCGTGACAATCCGCAAGCCCGCAAAGAGCAATGTCAGCAGCATCGTGGCGAGAAGGACTCGTTTCATGCGGGCTCGTTTCTAGGTCACGGGTAACTGGATCGTTTCTTCAAACGAGCGTTCGCGATAGACCGGCGATTCCGGCCATTCCAGGATCGCGCCGCGCAGATCCCGAATGCGTTTCTCGATTTCGATCCGCAAGTCGCGCGCATCCGCACTGCGGCCCTTGGATTTCCATTCGTCATGCACCGCCCCGTCGACCAAGATGTCATGAAAGTCGGGATACGGGAACGGTTCGTCCGTCGCAATCGTCATGTCCGAGAGTTGCGCGATCCCGTCGATCGTGTAGGTAATCACGGCCGACGGCGTGGGCACGAGCGCATACCGAAAGAAGCGTTGATACGTCGCGCCGATCGGAATACGGGCGAGTTCCGTCCCCGCCCCGGATGTCATGTGCAACGTGATCGTCCCGACCGCGGCGGCCGACACGTAGAAGTCGAGCACGTCAATCGCATCGGTGATCGCCGTATCGAAGGACACGGCCGTCACGCCCGTCATGACTTTCGAGAGCGTGCGCTTATAGCCGTCGCTGCGGATCACATCCACATAGGCGGTGTTCGTGTCGCCGGCGGCGGTGGATTTGACGAAGAGTTCGGCTGCCGCCGTGGGCCGGGTATGAATCCGCGCGAAGCCCATCGGCACATAGAACAACGGCGTCCCGCTGAAGTTGGCCGGCGCGGGGTAGGACTCCCGATACCAGCCGAGTGTCTGTTCCCGCAATCGGCGTTGCGACGTGGACTCCGTCATAAAGCGAATCGACTGCACCGCCAAGCCGTAGGTCTGCTGATCCACCACGGAGGCTTGCGTCAAGAGCACGCGCCGGAGGCTTTCCATGCCTGGACTGGTGAGAATTTTTCGGTTCCACCGATTGAGCCACGCCTTGATCCTGCGCACCACGGCCGCATCGGGCGACTGGAGCTGCCCGATCCGATCAAAGACGTCCGATTGCATCTCGGCAAACGTCATCAGCCGGCGGCCGTCATCTGTTCCAGCTTCGCTTTGAGGTCATCGATCTGCTTCTGCATCGTGAGCGGATTCACGGCTTCGGCCCCGCCCAAGAGCTCCGCGAGGATCAACGTGAACGGCGGCAGGCCCATCCGTTCATCAATCGAGAGGGACGGCACTTTGATGATCAACCGTTCGCGGCTCGAGCCGGGCTGTTCGAGAATCGCTTCCCACAAGCCATCACGACACGACTTGTCGCGCGTGAACTGGTTGCACAACTGGATTTCTTCTTCGGTTTCCAGTTCGCCCCCCAGGCGCACGCCGTTGTAGTAGGTCGGCCGCGTGAAGGTCGCTTTGGGCGGCAGCGCATTGCCGAGATCGTCAAACTTCCCGCGCGGGAAAAACACGCTTTTTTCGGGATAATTGGGATTCTCTTTGCGCTCATGCCGCAGCGTTTCCTTGACGGACGCGGCCGACACGGATTGCATGGACGCCATGATCGTTTGAAACGATTCAGGCGTGAACCCTTGCGTCGTGGGCACGACCCCGGCCCGCGTCAAAATCTCCCGCAATTCCTCCGGCGTCGCCTTTTTCAATTCGTCAATGATCGACAGCGGTTTCTCTTTCTCAGCCATAGGTCTCCTGTGTGTTACCGATCGAGTCGGTAGATCCATTTGCCGTCATCGGTCTCGCTGACGTGGTTGAAGGTGCGGGTATCAAGCCGCACCATGCGCCGTCGCGATCCGTCTCGGCTCATCAGATGTTCATAATCGAGCCACGCATACGGCATCCCGTCATCGGTGACCAGACCCGGCTCGAGTTCAATGGTGCCCTCGTCTTCCAAGGTCAGCCGTTCGCCTTCGTCAGCCGGCGGCGCGGGTTCCGCGACGGGTGCCACGGGCAACGGCGGATCGATGAATTCGGTCTCGTGCTGTTTCTTCCGCATTACGGCCCTTTCGGTGCGGGCGCCGATTGCGACGCCGTCACTTGCTTTTGAAGATACTCAAATGCCTGTTGTCCGTTCAAGGCCCGTTGCCGCACGAGGCTGTAATCGTTCAACAGATACGACACCACAAAGAGAATCAACCCGAAGGCGAACGCCCATTTGACGCCGACCACGATCCCGTCCTGGGCCGCCTGCGAGACGCGATCAGGAAACGTCATGCGCGAACTGCCGCTGGGCCAGCGCCGCGATCACGAGCGAAACGCCCACGAGCGCCAGATAAAAGCCGTGCTCGTTCAGATAATTGCGCGGCGACTGCACGATCCAGCGCGGCGCACAGACGATCAGCACCCACGCGATCCCGAGGGCTTCGATCCGATACCGCTGCCACAGCAACGGCACGAGCAACGCCAGACTGAGCACGCCGAAGACACTGGCGATCTGCATCGCGCGGGCGGCGTGGTCGTAGTCGTAATCGACGGTTTGCCCGAGCGGAAGCACGGCCAGACACACGAGGCGAAACGTCGCCGTCATCTGCGAGAGCGCCCACGCGCCAGCGTGAATCGACGTGTCAGCGGTCACGAGGTCCGTTCGGATAACGCCGATCATCACGGCGGCGATCAGACTGGCGATCAGCAACATGCCCCACACCGCTTTCGTCGGCCGCGCGGCCAGCAAACACAACGGCGCGAGCACGATCGCCAGTCCCGCGCTTTCCTTGCCGAGCACGCCCAACATGAGACAGCCGAGCGCGACGATCGCGCCGCTGATACGCGGGAGACGGAGCAGCGCCAGGCAGGCTCCCACCACGCCCAGCGCTGCGAACAGTTCCGCCCGTCCGGAGATCGTCGCAAGGGATTCCACGGTCAACGGATGCACCAGCATGACGGCACTCGCCATCAGGCCAGAGACGTTCAGCGACGTCGCGAGCCATCCCACGAGCACCGCGACGATTCCGCTCAACAGCAAATTGACTGCCCTCATGCGCCACGGTGCAGGCGCGATCCGAAACTGATGCCAGAGCGTCCAATTCGTGAGCCAGCGGCGACTCGTCACGCTGAACGCCGGCGCCGTGCGTGTGCCCTGTGCGTTCGCGAGATGAATCGTGTCTTCATACGTCCCTTGCGTCGTGCGCACGATCCAACTCTGACTCGCCAACCACACCAGCACAAGCAGCGTGACGGTCACCGAGGCGCGACGCGCGCGATCACGAGCCGGTTCGATCGAATGGCGTCGAGCGCTTCGCGCCGATCCAGATCGGGCATCGCCGTATCGCTCGCGAGTTGCGAATCGACGCGGTTCAACAACTCCCAAGCTTCCGCCCATCGCCGTTGCTCCATGAGCGCCAACGCCAGATTGACCTGTGGACGCGGCTTGCGTGGCGCCTGCGCTGCCGCCCACGTCCACAACGTCAACTCGTTTTGCCAGACCGATCCATACCGAAAGGTCAACGCGCCCCAGGCGATCACGATCGCGCAGAGCGCCACGCCCGTTTTACTGCACACACACGGCCCGATACGCCGTCGTGCTCGTGAACATGATCATCACGTGCATGGCTTTGCTCGTCGCCAAGGCGGTGCTGCACGGCGTGGCATACGTCACGCCCGTGCTGGCCCCGTTGATCGTCACGCTCGCATTGGTATCCACGACGAAGTCAAACGACGTGCCCGCAATGACGCCGGGGATCGCCGCCGCGAGATCCGCCGCCGTGGGCAACACGTCCGTCCCGGCCGAGACGGTATGCGCCCGTTGCACCAGTCCCGAGAGGATTTGCGCCGCCGTATACGTTTGGCTCAAGCCGGACACGGCAGACGACGTGCGGAAATCCCGCGCCAGGCCTGCGCCGGAAATCGCGACGCCGCGCGAAATGGTGACGTTGCCTTGGGTCACCGCCAATGGGCGATTGATTTGCTGAGGCTCCTGCGCCCACAGCGTCACCACGAAGGCGCCCACGAACACGCCGATGACGAGTCCTTGCGCCGACATGAGGCGCCGCCTTAGAGCGTCCATCGCACACCCTGCACCGTCTGATCGACGCCCAGTTCCATCATCGTGCCGATGATCGGCAAGGTGCCTGACCAAATCGCCGCCGCCCCCGCTGCCGCGCCGACCGAGGTCACGATCGCCCCGATCGCCGGGGTGCCCGTGATCAACGTGCCAAACGGCCCGTTATCCCCGAGCCAGCCGTATTCCGCCGCCGCGATGATGAACTGACAGACGCCCGCCGTCGGACCAGAACCGGTGGTAATGGGTGACTGAATCACGTTCCGATACGGATTCGGATAGAGCGTCACTTTGGACGTGGCCGCCACGAGCGCGACGACGATCGGCCAGCCCGGTTGCAACTGCACGACAAATGCGGTGGACGCCGTGATTGCCAGATGCGTTTTGATCGGATACGAATACCCGATCCCCGCCGTGACCGAGATCACGGCCAAGCCATCCGCATAGAGATCCGCCGCTCCAGCGGCTGCGGCCGGCGTGACGGTGATCGACGTGGCCCCAATGGCAGCCGCCGCCGGGGTCATCGACTGATGTTCGGTGATTTCGGCTTGCGCTTGGATGCAGTTCCCGACGACGAGCGCCGCGCCTGGGGCGGCTAAGGCGAAGCGATACTGTCGGCCCCACCGATCACGGCCACGGGCACCGAGCGGATGCGGCACGAGATTGGGACTGGCATACGCCCGCGACGAAAAGACCGGCTGCGCATTTGACGGACTGACCAACATGGCGGATCTCCTGTCGTCCGATTGGACGTGTTACATCGTGAGAACGAACGGGCCGCGCCGCGTGATTACGGACACGGTCCGACTTGGACGCTGATAGACTTACGGATTCACATGACTCCTGAATACAAAGCACGGTTCTGGGCGAAGGTTCAGAAGACGCCGACCTGCTGGTTGTGGACGGCTGGCCGTGGGTATCACGGTTACGGCCAAGCCACGCATCCCGACAAGCCGACGTTTCCTATTGGTGCCTATCGAGCCGCGTGGATCATCGCGCACGGCCCTGTGCCGAAAGGACTGGCCGTCTGCCACAAATGCGATAACAAACTGTGCGTCAGACCGAGTCACTTGTTTCTCGGCACACAGCGCGACAATCTCGCGGATATGCGCGCAAAGGGTCGCGGCCATTTGCCGCCACGAATCGCGGGCATCTTGAACTGCAAAGCCAAGTTTACGGAAGACGACATTCGAGACGTGCGTCGCCTGTATGCGGAAGGCTTGAGCCTTCGGCAGTTGGGCCGTCGCTACCGTGTTTGGTATACGACGATCTCGCAGATCGTCAACCGTAATACTTGGGCGCATGTGCAATAAACCTCAGGTAATCGCCGAGACGACGCCCAGGTGCCGGCGGGCATTTGTGGCGAGGTTGAACACGGTCATGACCTTGTGCACGCGCGTGAGTTGGTTGTAGGGATCGCGCGGTTCAAAGTTCTTCATCCACCCACCTGAGAGATAATCCACTTTCAGATTGGTGTTGTTGTAGAAATACATGTTGCCCGCCGGCGCGTCTTCATCGAAGAAGCACTGCGCGCCTTTGAACTTCAGCATTTCGTTCTTGAACGCGACATCGGCATCGAGCTTCATCCGCGCTTCCGCGATTTGTTCGATCGCGACGAGGATCTGCTCATACCCCTGGAACGACGGCCGATCGGCCAGCACCCACCGCGGCGTGTTTTCCACCCCGCCTAAGCTGCACTGGTTGTAGGTGGTCGTCATGGCGGATCGTAGGTTGTCGAACGCGGAGACGGACTGCGCGCCGGAGTTCTGCCGATTGCGCCAGAAGGGGAACGTCGATTGATTGATGCCGCCAATCGAGGCGGAGACCGTCGGCGTGGTCGAGATCAAGACCTGAATCCCGTTCGCGTCAGTGCCCGTCGTGGCCGAGCCGAGCAACTGCCGGTTCATGTCCGCGATGTGCGAGTTCTTGCCGTTCTGGATCTTTCCCGCCACCAGATCGATCTTGCCGTCCTTGGCGCGCAGGAGTTCCAGTTCGGAAAAGACGATCGTGCCGGCCGCGATCTTCTGGTCGAATCGCGCCGCGTCGAACACCGGAATGCGGCTCGTATCCAGTTCGTCCATTTCCCCGTAGGAATGGAAATTGGAGTTTTCCGCAAACTCGATCGTGTGCTCAAACACGCGCCCGCCGTCGGACTGTTCCTTGAACCCGTCTGTGTTCATCGAAAAGAAAAACGCCCGCGAGTTGAAAATGTTGTCCGTGGGCTTCGTGCCCATGTGACTTTCCCAGATCGTAGAAACGACTTCGCCAAGGGAGGGGTCGGCCATTTTCGATTCCTAGTCTGTGCAAAACCGCCGTGGTGTTACGCCGTGCTTTTTTCCCGGAACACGTCCGCTGTCAGTTCCTTGATGCTCATCGCACTTCGGTCCTTGCGGGTCGAGGCCGGACGTTTTCCTGGGTGCAGATCGTCTTTCACCACGTCGGAGGTGTGGTTCAATTCAGCGAGCCATTTCTTTTTCTTTTCGGCATCGCTGGCCGCGCTCGAGCCTGCGAGGATCGGAGCGACGACGGTGATATACGCTTCGTGCAGCGTCAGTTTCTGGCCGCGCGCATTCGCGTCGGCGAGCGCCTTCGTGACAGCGTCCACGTGATCGGTAAAGCCCGGCCACGTTTTCGCTTGGTCGATTTGCTGTGTGAGCGAGTGGACTTTCTGCTGTTCGGTGAACGTGGCTTCCATCGGGCCGAGGCGTTGCTCGAATTCATCGCGCAACGTCGCTTCCCGCTGGCCCGCTTTCCAGTCCGCCCACTTCGCCGCTTGCTGCGGGGAGTAGAACAGATCCCCGCGTTCGTCTTTCACGTCGGGTTGCGGTTCCGTGCTTTGCTTTTCGCGTTGCGCCAGTTGTCGGCGAATCGCGAGGGCTTCGCGCACGTCGTCCGCATCGAGGCCTGACGCCCAACTCAGGGAATCGAGCCGTTTGTGATACCCGTCCAGAATGCGTTCGTGATCACTCAGGGGAATGCGGGTGATCTCCGGCTCCGTCCGCTCCGGCGTCACTCTCGTGGACGCGTCCGCTGTTTCGGGCGTGGACTGAGGGCGCTCTGTTGACGAAGCAGAGCCATCGGCCGCTTTGTTGGCGGCGGATGTGATCTCGTCACTCAAACTGTGGTCGTTCTCCATAAAGCTTCTCTTTGCGTTTGGTGCCGCGCTCTCGTGCGTGGCCAACGGCAACCCGGCCATCCAAGCTCAACGTCCACAAACGCAAAAAGCGCCACACGCTGCCGGGGGCTCAAAGCCGGACGTGTGACGCTTCCTTGGTGAACGTCAAAGGCTTGGATGTGCCGAGTTCATGTCAAGCAGGCCAAATCCTGCGGTTCGCCCCGTCGGGCTAGACACAACTGAAAAGGGTTGTTACGTCAGATACTCATCTCCGCGTTTGCACTGGTTGAATGCGTCGCGCATGGCTATGTCAAATTGTTTGGTTGTCAGATCGTCGTAACGGCTGCTGCCCTGATTCTTCCAGAAGGGAGCCGTCGATTGGCTTACGTCAACGCCAAGCCAGAAGGCGCGATTGCGCCAGAAGGTGAAGGTGGCTGGATCGATGCCGCCGACCACCGGCTGACGGCGGAACAGGCGCCAGCCTGCGACCGCGCCGATCAACGCGCCGAAGAATCCGCGTCTGGTGATCATCGAGGTTTCGGCACGCCTTGAATGAACGGATCGCGTTGCCCTGGACGGAGGCGGGTGCGTGTCGCCCACGGTGTGCGATCATCGCGATTGTAGCTGTTGTGCTCCGCAAACACGAGGCCGCGCTCCTGCATGATCGCTTTCAACTCCGATTTGGTTTCTAGAAAAATCGGGACGTCGCCGAGATTGTGCATCCACCGTGCGCCGCCCGTCAAGGTGTCATCGATCACGTTCCGTTTTCCAAGGAACACTTGCGCCGTCGGTTCGCCGCAGTTGAGGCACGCCGGTGTTGGGTAGCCCATGTCTGGCACGTAGGACGATAACTGAACCATGATCTCCGCGCTGTGCCCTTTTGCACACTGGATGTCAATTAACGGCATGGCTCTCCGCCGTCGGGGTCGCCTCGCCTTTGCGCATCGCACTCACGCTGATTCCTAACCCGTCTGGGGTCGGTTCGGTATGCACGCCCCACACTTTCACTTCGACATCGGCCAAGGCTTCGCGCTCCACGTAAATGCTGCCTTGGCGTCGCACGATCGTGACCAGTAACGCCAGCACTTCGTGATAGTGCTCCGTCATCAGCCGCAGTTTTACATCGGCTTCGCGGCGTGTCATTTGGATAGCTCCGGTTTATCAATGCGCACGCCGAAGGCCTTGATATCCGCCAGTGCGTCGTCCGGTGTCATCCCTGACCCGAGCAAGATGCGCTGACCGTCTGGACACTCAAGGCAGACGTAGTAAGGCCCCTGCAAGCCTGGGTCTTGATAGGTTTTCACGACACAGCGATCGGCCCATCGCCGCGCGGATCGCTTCGCTTCATCGGCGGTCGCATACGAGCCAATGAGTTTCTGAGAATCAGGAAAGTCCAAATACGCATCGTAGGTCTTGCGCGTCACGGGACGGCTCCGACGAGGCCGCCAGGCGAACGGTGATCGCGTTCATCGGCTTCGGCCATCCGCATGCGTTCGCGATCGACCACGTCGGCCGGGCCTGTCGCGGTGTCTTCGGTCGTTGCCGGAGCCGCGACGGGCGAGAGTTGCTCCGCCGGGATGCCGGAGGCAATCAGCACGCTCACGATGTTCGCATACTGCGGCATCGCGGGATTCAAATCGTCACCGCTGATCGCCAAGCTGATCTTGGGTTTTTCGGGCGGCGCGGGTTCGGGCACGCGCACGAACCGATCGCCGTCGAGCCCGTATTCTTCGTAGACAAAGCGCGTCAGTTGTTCGCGGTTCGTAAACGGATCGTTCGCCAGTAGGTTATACGCATTCAACGCGAGATCCCGATCGGCGCTGGCATCGGGCGCCTTGCTCGAGTCTGTCACCACGTCAAAGAGAAATTCCCCTTGGATGTCGTCCTTCGTGAAGGCTTCCACTTTTTTCGCGCCGTCTTCCCCGAGCACTTCCACGTAGTCCTCGTGATCCATGTAGAGCTGCCCGAGGGCGCCGAGGTCTTCGATGATGCTCAACCAGAAGCGATTGACGATCTTTTCGCGTTCGCCGCCCATGCGCGTGCCGGTCGCTTGCGCGATCGAGGCGACTTCCGTTGCCGTCGTTTGCCCGCCTTCAGTGGTCCCGCTTTGGTTCGCCCCGAGGGCAAAGGCGCGATTGATGTCGTCCGTCAGCGCATCGTTGGTTTTCCAGTTTTCTTGCGGGTAACTCGGTCGGCCTATTTCGGCCGCGATGTTCGTCGGATTCCCCATGACGGGGATGTTCTCGTAGTGCGTGCCGTTCAACACCGCTTGCTTGATTTTATCGTTCGCGATCTTTTCCACGTCGATCGCCACCCGCGGGATCGCCTGCCGCCGATGAATGACTTGACTCGTGCGGAATTCGGCCAGGGCGTCGGAGGCCGTGCGCGTGATCTGGCAATCGGAGGGCGGATGCGCGGAGTCCGAGACATAGCGCAACGTCGCCACTTTGATCGGGTGCGTGCGGAGCCCGCCCGTGAAGCGCCCGCGATCATCGAAGCGCTGATGTCGGAAGTTTTCATGCACCACGGGCGTTTTGTTGCCGGCCAGAAACACGAGCCGCCGAATCCGATCGGGATGTTTCTCCGCGCTGTCGATCCGGCTGGCGTAGTAGAAGACTTCGCGATAGCGCATCTGGCCGGAGCGCGCGCCTTTGCGGGGGAGTTCCGTGATCCGATCGTCGTCGTCCGAGGGGCCGCCGTAGGTGCCCGCTTTCTTGTCGGGCAGCGGCCACTTGCGCCGTTTGACTTCGGCTTCGGTGATCCAGTCGTCATAGCCGAGCCAGTCGCAGCGCGTGTAATCACTGCCGCGAAATTCTGGCGGGACTAAGCCGCAGGCGGGGGAGATCCGCTCCGCGTAATATTTCTCCGCGATGACATTCGGCGCGGGCACGACTTCGGGAATCTGCGGAATCTGCCCGGCTAACGCAATCGCGGCGCCGGGCTGTTCCTGAAGATACTTCGCCAGTTCGGGATCGGGAATCATCGCGCCCGTCGGGACTTCCACTTGGCCGTCTTCATACCGCTCATAGCCCACTTTGACGAACCCGATCCCCGACGGGCAGAGCACGTCAAAGATCACTTCCTCCATCGTCGGCTGCGTGTTCGCGCCTCTCGGCCCGGCAATGCGGGTGAGCCATTCGCGGAAGATGCTGATGGCCCGTTTCAAGTCGCGCGGCTGCTGCGGCGGCGCGGGCGGTTGCCCTTCGGTGGGAGTTTGCGGTTGCGCGTCACGAATCGTGCGGGGGGTCGCTTTCAGCTTCAGCGCGGGCAACCGGTAGAACAGTTGGTATTTCTTCTGTTCCGTTTTCTCGTATTCGATGTTGACGCGAATGCCGTCGGGTTGTGGCGGTTTCAGTTTGTCTTCGTAGGCGCGCGCATTCTTGCGCCACGCGGGGAGTAAGTCTTTGCGAATGTCGGCGGCCCAGTCTAATTGCTGACACCACCACTCCCCCGATCCGATCCCATCGTCGGGTAAGCGTAACGCCTTGGGCTTGTCGTCGGGCATCGTCTCGAAGGTCTGCTGTGGCAGGGTAGCACGATTGCAACGGTCACCGCAGGAAGTTTCAGCGCCGATGCCGCGTCACGGGGAGACGCGGAACGACGGGAAAGGAGAATAACCCGTCTCATCGGCACCGTCAGATTACTACTTCCACGTCAGCCGCGATCGGATCGGCCCGTTGCGAATTTCATTCACCAGATGCCCGACGGCTTTCTTCGGCAACGGCGGTTTCTCAAACGGCTTCGGACTCGGCCGGGACATCGCCCCCACACGCAATGCTCGCAACGGTTGATCGGTGGGGGAGTCCAAGACATTCTCCGGGTCACTCGGATCGCTGACGGCATTCGTGAGGGAACGAATCAGCGCGACACACGACGGATCGATCGTGAGCCACGGCCGGCCATCCGGTCTCGAGCCGAGCAATTCCCCGACGCGCGTCCAGCCTTGCAAGTCATCAAACGCGATCTGGCGAATCCGGATGCCATTGTGGCGGAAGGTATCGGCGCGGGTTTCCCCGTCATCGTCGCTCGTTTGCGTGCCGACCATTTGCGCTTTCAATGCGGCGGTGTAGCTCACGAGCTCGATGCGCAGCGCCTTTGTCTTGAGCCTGATGTCTCTGGCCAGATCCGCAATCAAGCCACTCGGTTTCACGAGTTCCGCTTTGACGTGCATCGACGTATCGGGGAACACCATCCACCATAAGCAGACATGCTGGCCGCCGTAGTGGAGCGAGCGAAACCACGTCACATCCGGACGGGAGATCATGCGACGGACCGCACATGCAGCGCGGGATCGAACGTCGGGAAATACTGATCGACAATCGCGCTCCAATCGCCTTCCAACAGTTGCCGGCGCCGATCAGGATCGAGCAGATACAAACGCTCCTCATACGATCCGAAGCCCCCGTCCGAATCCATGAGATGCATGTTGTCAAACAGAGACGACGGAATGAAGCGATACGTTTCAGGCCGATAGCGCGGGTTGCGCGTCAGATCGACTTTCTTCGTGATGAAGTGATCGACGCAGTCTTGATGCGACGGCCCGCCTGGATTCGTGGTGAGAATCATCCGGCCCTTGCGGCCGATTTTCGTATCGTTGCGCACGCGCGATTGAATGCCGGTGATTTGTTTCCACCGGAGCAACGTCGCTTCGTCGCCCAGGAACAGGTCATATTCCTCGCTGAGATACTTCAACTCGGAACCGTCCTCTGCCGCATGCCCGAAGATGATCTTGCCGCCCGTCGTGCGGAACGTCGCGCACGGCGGCTGACTCGTCACCTTGATCGCTTTGTCGTCTCCGATGGCTTCGCAGAGCCTGACCGCTTCGCCTTCGATTTTGTCGAGATGCGACCGGCGCAATTCTTCCAGTTCGCGCCGGATCACGATCGCGCGGTAGCCGTCGCGGGGACTGAACAGGCATTCCGCGATCGCTTCCCATCGGGCCGACATGGATTTGGCCCCGCCCGCACTCCCGCCCCAGAGAATATTCGACACGTCGGAATCACGCGTCTCATGCAGGGTGACGCCCTTCGGGGTCGTCC